TATAAGCGCAATGTCCAACATCGTAATGGCCCACTTCTTCTTAAGCTCATGATATATGAGCACCCAACCTAAGCCAAATACCACTATTGATATGGTCATAATAAATAAGAAGACAATAAATACACAGATACCTAATAAGCTTTCCATACCTAATAGTACCAGATCCACAACCAATGTCAATACACCACAAATAATGGGCACTCAATGTAATATCAAGTACTTACGCAAAAGCCTTAGCTATATGGAGAGTCAGATAACATTAAGCTGGTATTCCAGTACTTATAGGCCAGGTTAAGAGGCCAACTACTCGAAGTCAAGGCCCAACATCAAGAGTTCACACACAAGCTCTAGGTCCAAAGTATGGGGTGGGTACTCGTGGGTAGGCATTACCCGTGGGGTAGAGGTGAGGACCAGGGAAAGGGTCCCATCTGGTACTGGGACTGTGGGGCGGTACTGCCCCAGCGTGAGCATAGAATTTAGAGTTTTCCCAAATTAGGCCCCCTCCCCAAAATACCCAAAAATTTTTTAAAACTTTTTATCCCCACAAACAAAAGAGCCACTCTTACCCTTGGCTCCAAAGTCCAACCCAATTTCCCCAAAACAAATAAGCCACCACTTTAACCACCATCTTGGTCCTTTCCCCAAAGACATACCCAAATGAGCCACTACAAAGCCCCAATTAACTATTCCCGTGGTTAATCCCATAAATAAGTACCTGGCTCCCCTACATAGCTCAATTCTGAGCCTTGTAGTAATAAGCCACAACCTAATCCCCAAGTAAAGAGCTAGTCCCCTAAGCTAGCCCCAAACAGCTCATCCTTGGCTCTTTTCTAGAAAGCCCTTACCAACCAAAGCCACTCAAAAGCAGGACTTCTCACGCAAGCCCACATTAGCTCACAATCGATCTTCGTAACTTGGTCCTTTGGTTTGAAACGGATACCCAAACACCCCTTTTAAGGGTGTTTTTGATGACCAATTTAAACCATGATATTATATTGGAAGTTGGCAGGCAAATAATAATACTAACCAATCTGCTAATCAGGAGCTTTTATGCATTTAGTTACTTTAGAAGAGATAGGTCTTAAACCTACGAATTTAAGTCAAACTAATAGAGATACTTTTATTAATTTAGATCAGATATGCGACATAAAAGAACACGTACAAGATCATACGGGTATCGATAGGATAGTGACTTTTATATATCTAAGCAATGGACACGCTCATTGTGTAGAAAATACAGCAGAAAAAGTTGTTAAGGCTATTTACGACGAACTATACCCTCATTGATATAGACCCACCCCCACCTAAAATAAGACCCCCACCCTATTTCTGTTTTGCTATTACCGGTACCAGCTAATATGGGACCCAATATTTTGTAACCTTTATGTATAACTATTAGTTACATATACCAACTTATTATATATTTTAGGTATAAGTTGTATGTTAAATGCGTATTGCGAATACCGGGGAAGCACAAAAAGGGCTATTTAGGTGGGGCGACGACATACCGATGAAGCTGCAAGCTGAATACCGACGACATTTGATGAGTAAATGCATCGAAAAACTTGTCAAAATATTATTTAAGTAGCTGATTATAAAGGCAAATGGACTAACTGACCTTTATTCATCAGATTTACTAAAACTTTTATAGGGAAAACTAAGGAAACATAAGATTTATCGACGAACCTTAGGCGGAAAAGACCATCACGTAGATCTTTTTCCAAAACAAAGAAATTATGGAAATCGCCATGATAGAAGATATCTCCCGCCTTGATCAGTTCGATATGGGACTTTTGTGTGTAGGGTTTTACTTTATTTTTCATTATAAGCTCCTGTTTTTATGGAATACTTCTAATATTCCTCTAACGATGCCAAAAACAACATATGTGCCAAATAAAATACCAAAGTCTTTTAATGTCATAGAATTATTAGGAAATAAGGAATTTATTAAAGATAAGGCTGTGACACCAACAATAAATCCAAAATTGTATTTGTTAGTATCAGATACTACATAATCGTTAAAAATGTCAGATGCTATAAGAAAAAGGGCTAGTAAAATCGTAAATAAAGTTGTCATTTATTAATCCTTGTTGTTTGTTTATCTAATTCAAAAGGGAACAATCTATAAAATTTTTCAAAATCGAGATTTATTAATCTTTCTACTTCTTTATCAGCTAGTTCTTCAGTTGACCAAATAGAATTGATTTCATAAGTATCTAGATCTACTGAATAATCCATTATAACATATACTTTCATAAAAACTCCTAAAGAGGTAAGTGTATAAGTTCTTGTTTTTTAAGCAATAAAGCAAGGTTCCTTATATCATAATATCTACACCAAACCTCTCCAGAGCTTCTTAGTACAAATTGTCCTCTAGATAGAGGAGTTCTACCTAGTCCATCTTCTAAGAACCAAAGAGTTTCATCGTGAGATCTATAAAATCCATCTCCAGCTTTAATTAAATAGATAGTATCGTTTTCCATATTTATCTCCCTTATTCAATCTTACCAGAAACCCAACTTAAGTCAATATTAAAATTAAATATTTTTATGACAATCATTGTCAAATTAAAGTTTTAAAAATTTCCGAAAGCATCCATGCAAGATCTCCCCCGTTGCGCGGCCCCCCACACATGATTTCAGATACTTAGATGAACCATCTCTCCAGAAAGGAGGTTGGAAACAAAATCCTCTATACTAATAAAATAATAGTGATCGTAAATTTCATCAAAAATGTAGTGACCAAATTCTGTTCCTTCTAATCTTAGTAGGAAAAATCCTTTTTCTAGTCCTTTTAATAGAGTAAACATAGAAGATCCACGAACAAATACATCTCCTGGCTTAATTAGATTTGATTCCATTACTTATTCCTTTACAAGCTTATATCCGCTTTGTCTAAAACTTTATTTATCTGGGTTCGATATTTACAAGGAATACTTGTCCCAAAAGTTTGGTCCATTTCTTGTATCTGCTTTCTTATATTTTTATCAAATCCTACACTACTAGGCTGTGTCAAATATCTTAGAAAATAACAAAGCTTCTTTTCTTCTGGGATAAACATAGAAGGAACCCGTTTATGTGCTTTGATAAAACTAAGTAATCTCTTTTTTCCACCATCAAGATCATGTTCACTTTTATTGTTTTCTCTTCTTTTAAAATTGGCCAAAACATATGCCCTAAAATCTGGATCAAATTGAACACTTTTCTTTGATAGATAGTTTTCCATAATAGCGGCAAATTTAGACTCTTCTACTGAAGCCCCATTTCTTTTTGGCAATCTACCATTACGAGAAATCCATGATTTTATCTTATCTTTTGTTAATTGTGATCTTTTGTTATTTTTCATTTTCACTCCTATCGAGATATTGTTTTGTTTGAACAAATGCTTTATTTATTTTTTTTCTATAAGAAAACTCAATACCCGACTTAAAGCACCTATCGGTCATAACAGCCAAATCTAATATTTCCACATCAAAGCATGGATTACTAATTTTTGTATAGGTATTTAGCTGTCTATGTAACGCTACTTCATCTAAGATATATTTACTTGGCAACCTGTTGTTTTTATTAATAAAATCTATAAGATATTTTTTTCTTTTTTGTCTATTTAAATCACGAGCCTGCTTTAATCGCATATTTGTTATCTTATTAGTAAACGACTCGTCAAATAGTAGGGTTTTTGAGTCTCTATAAAATTTCATTGCAATGGCCAATTCTGTTTCATTTAAATCTTGATCCTGTTCTTTTGGAACTCTTTGATTTTTTTTAATAAAATCAATAATTTGACGCTTATTTTCATTGTGGTCAACATTAATTCCCATAAAACTCTCCCTTATTACTTTATATCTTTAATTCTTACAATTTTTCCATTATGTACTACCATCTTTTCTTTTCTGTCTATATCTGTGCTTATATTTTTTTTACATAAATTACAAAAACAGTATGGCTTATTTAGCAGTCTGTCTGGCTTAGAATAGTGGCTCAATTGGTACCAGTTACAATCATTACATCGGTAATAAACTGGTATTTTACCTAAAATCCAATACTTAACTGCACAAAAGGGACAAATTACATGGCTAGAGTATTCATATAAAGTATTGTCAATCTTAAACCAGGTTCTTTGCCAAAGATTTGGATTTGTATCTAATTGGTTTACTGGAAACAAAATCCTTTCCCAACCAAACTTCATTAAAAAGAGTCTTACAATGAACCAAATACGATCACAAAGAGGAAATCCAGAATCTTTACCCCTTTTAAGGTCTATAAAAATCTGTTTGAATTCTGTTCGCGTATAAATCATATATTGTCCTTTTTATTTAGATTAGCAGATTTGCTAATATGAGTCAACAATAAAGTTCAAAAATATGATATTATAAAATAGGTATTGCAATATGGGTTAATTATGATATACTCCACAATAGGAGGCAACATGTTAAAAATGGAAAAAGATCTGAGCGAAGTAGTAGCTAAAATGAGAAGTGCGGTTGGAGAGTCTAAGTACTTAGTCGCTAGTGATAATTTGAGGGCTAGAAGTAGTTTAGTTAGATTGCATTCCTTGTGCGATGAGTATTGCAATATTTGCAACTCTGTAGAGTCTACGATAGATAGAACTTACGAAACCTTAACTAAAGCACAAATTCGTTTACTTCAACAATTACTAGACGCCGGAGATCAGTGCCTTAGCCAAGCACTTGAATTTATTAATCAAAATGCTAATTTGTTAGAAAATCCTCTTAAGGTAATAGAAAATACCTTTTCACTTGAAGAAGTATTAGAAAAAGAAGAAAATATCAAAAACTTAAGAAATAAATTCGAATAGGAGCTAATGTGGAAAACAAAATAGTAAGTGAGTCTAGTCTAACGATGGACGATATGAAAAAGATGACAATGTTAACTGGAGAAGTAGTTGCTTGGCAACAAGAACACCTTAAATTGTGGCCAAAAACCCTTTTTGACGAATTAACTACTTATACCATAAGTTTTGATTTTGGACTAGGAATTATAAAAAATCCAGAACAAGCAAATGACGACGGTAGTGTTGGAAAAGTCCATTATGATTTTAATTTTAAGCCAGGCTTTAGGTTAACAAAGACAAAAAAAGAAAAACTGTCAATATTACACGAATGGATTAAGAATTTGTTTTGGGATGGAGTAGATTTTAAGGTTTTTAATAAAAATAAAATTATTTATTCTAGTAATGATAGAAATCAAAACACGCAACAACAAAGGAATAGCTAATGACTTTTTTTGGTGAGGCGATTATTTATTCTTTATCATTTCTTTATGTCATTGGATCTTGGATTGCTCTTTACGAAACATGTAATGAAGAAAGTTTGCCCATTATGAACTCTAAAGATAAGGAACTTTAAATGAAAATACTACTTATCTCATTGTTTTTATTAGCTTCTTGTTCGAATTATTGTGAGCAGTTGACACAAAAACAGGTAGAGTCTGAGGTTCTTTCTAGTCTGGACGTTTATCATAAATTTGTATTTACTCAAGCTGGATGTTCGCCAATTTCCAATAAAGTTACTTTCAATCCAAACACTTGTTCATATGAAGTAGAGTTCCCCTGTACTAATACAAAAATACCATACAAAACGACAATAAGGAGCAACTAACAATGTCTAAAATTATGTCAAAAACCATATTAACCCATGGTAATCTTGAGTCTTTTGCAGAAAACCTTGCTTTACATACTCTAGACTACGACAAAAAAACACTACTTAATAATAAAGATGACTATGTTCAACTTTTTCACGATAGTATTGGAACACTTATCGGAGCAAGGGTAGAGGTCTTTGGAAAGTCTACTTTTCTAGAAATAGGCCAAGAAATCGAAACTCACATCTTTTTTTAAGACAAATATAAACAAAAATTGTGATATTATACTAGCAAGAGGTGGATAGTTCTGCAAGCGATGGCCACAAATCCTCCTTACTTAGGCACGTTTAACCTACGAGCTAATACTGACAAAGAAATTCTAGACAGTCTTGTCAGGTCTGGTAAACCCCCAGGATGTAAAAGGGAATGGTTGGATTGGCGGGGTTCCGCCAATTTTTATTTTATGTAGAAATAATCTTTAAGGTACACAAATAGCGTTTTTATTTTATTTATAATCTTAGATTTTCTATGAAAATCGCTTAACTAGGTGAAATCATGGCAGAAAAATTACCTCAAGTCAAATCTTATCCCGTTCTTTTGTCTGAAATTCTTGCTACCTTTCAATCAAAAATAGGCGTCAATGATAATATAACTGGTTCTGTTAACTTATCTTTTTTTGAAACTGTAGCCCAGGCTATTTATAGAAGCACTGGTGATGTACTTTCTGTGTTGAGAGACTTAAGTGTCGATAGAGCTAGAGGAAATGCTCTAGACAAGCTAGCGGCAGAAGAAGGCCTTGTTAGGTTTACTTCCACAGTTTCTACCGGAACAGTGACCGTTAGGGATACTTCTTTTGATAAAATATCCACCAAAATCTATGCAGGATCTGCAAGTCCAAATATTGGATCTTTGACAATTGACGTCTCAGACGCTTCCTCTTTTCCATTAAGTGGATCTTTGTATATTGGTCGAGGGACTCCCAATATCGAGGGACCATTGCCTTATTCCTCAATAACTCCAATTGGTGGATTCTATAGAATAACCCTAACTTCCCCAACTACTAAATTTCACAATATTTCAGAATCTATCATTTTGGCCCAAGGTGGAACAAGATCGATCCCAGCAAATACGGTAGTTAAAGCTCCTTCTAGTGGAGCCAGTGCTGATATTAATTTTTCTGTAAATAGAACTTACATAATGTTGGATGGCGAAAATATCATTAGTGGAATAGCTGTAACTGCCCAACAGCCAGGTCTAGATGGGAACGTTCCACAGGGCGCTATTAAAGAATTTTCATCAGATCCATTTTCTGGAGCTGAAGTAATAAACGATTCTAGATTTACTACAGGAAAGGCCACAGAAACAGACGAAGAGTTAAGAAATCGAATAAAAGCAGAACGTCAATCTAAAGGGCTTGGAACTGATTTAGCTATTAAAAACAAGACATTGGGAGCTACTGCCCCAGATGAATCTGCTACCGTTATATCTAATCAAGTAGTAAAAACTTCTAATGGAACAGTATTGTATATAGACGACGGATCTGGATATGAAGCCAAAACTTTAGGTGTTGGCCTTGAGTCTATAATTGATTCAGCAATTGGAGGAGAGCGCTTTTTTCAATTAAAAACTGGAGGACGCCAAACTTCTATAGCTAAGGCTTTTTTGGAATCTTCAATTCAATCTCCATTCTCTATTGTTGGAGGAGACTCCCTATCCATTATTGTTGGTGGAACAATTAGTCAACATATATTTAATAATTCAGACTTTAAAAATTCTGGAACTGCTACCGTATTTGAAATAGTTTCTTCTATCAATGGCAATCCAAATCTATTATTTAGCGCATCGACAAGCGACAACAATACTAGAGTTGTCTTATTTGCAAAAGCAGAAGTAGATGAATATTTACAACTAGGAACAGCAACGCAAGGGAACGATGTGGGACAAATTTTAGGATTTGCCTCAAATGAAGTTCAAACTGTTAGGTTGTATAAAAACAATATACCATTATTTAAAAATGGAAGAAATGCAATAATTGACTCAGCCAGTCAAACTCTTTGGTCTGCTTCTATTCAAGATGGAGATACGTTAATAATAAGTGTAGATAGTACCGATTCACATACTTATACTTTTAATAATGCTGATTTTATTGCTCAAGGAAGTTTTTTAACTGTATCCCCATCAAACTCTTTACAGTCTTGGGTTGATGTAATTAATACAAAAATAACTGGAATTACCGCATCCGTTAACGGAGATAAAATAAGAATCATATCTAACCTGGGAAAAGATGTAAGATCTAAGATAGAAATAGATCCATCTTCTACTTTAGTTGGAAAAGGAATGTTCTCTTCTGTTTCTGGCCTTACTGCTTCCGGAACTACTTCTGGTTTTAAGATGTCTAGAAATACAGCACAAATTGAACTTCCAATAGCTCTATCTCAAGGAGATAGTTTAACAGTAGGAACTCAATTTTCTAAAGGAGAGATAAGTAGCAGTTCTATTTTAGGATCTAGCGTTTCTTTATCGAGTGATGCAAATCTTTGGATTTTGATGGATACTCCTAGTGCCGAGATTATTAGAACTGGCGTTGTAGGGTCTACTACTATTACAGTATCTAAGCAAGGTTCTAACACCATTAGATTTACTTCGTCTTCATCTAGCGCCTTTTCCGATGTTTTGCCTGGAGATTATTTAATTATATGGGGAACTGAGTTTAATTCTAGCTTATCTCCATTACACTCAGATCATAGAGGAGAGTGGAGAGTAAAAACTGTTACAAACTCTTATGTGGAAGTAGTTGTAACCTCTAGCGAATATATTGCGACTTCAGTATCTCTAACTCCTATAACTATTACGACAAGCGGATTTGTGGTCATAAGAACAGAAAATGCTGTTCAAAAAATTACAATTCCTGCTGGAGTATATAACATAAATACAGCAGCAAGCCTATTAGCCGACTCTTTGGTTGGTGGAACTTATAGAGTAGAAAATGATGAATTTATAATTTTATCTACTACCACAGACAACGATACAGGCTCTATTTTGATGGTAACTTTTGATACGGCTGCTGGAATATTTGGTTTTTCAAAAGGAGCTTTTGGTCAGTCTAGTGATTCTTTTGTTGCTAGTTATATTTCACAGTCAAATGATAAAGAATTTCCATTATTTTTACATGGAACATTTGCACAAGACAGAGTAGCAAGTCCTCCATCTAGCCATGTGTCAGATTTAGTATCTACAGAATCTTTGGGATCTGTTTTTGATCCTAATTTTGTTACAAATATGCTAAATCCTTACCCTAGTTTTTCTGACAATGTGTCTAAGAACGAAAGTGCCTTAATAAATATTTTTACTTCTCCTACCGCTTTTACTATAACTCAAGAAGAATTTATAAAAAGAGCAAGAATTGGAGATCGCTATTTTATTTCAAACCCATTTGATTTTGGTAGTGATGATACCGTTACAGTAGTCCTTGATAACGATCCAACAAATAAAACTTTTTCTATTCCTTTGTATAGAAAAGCAACCACAAATACGTCAAAACCAGTAAGTACTACCGATTTTAATGCATACGATATTCAATCTGGATCAAATATTGAATTTTATGAATTTTTTGGACAATCTTTTGATATGTCTAATTTTAAAGTTCTTATGAGAGCTAAAAATGTTTTACATCCAACAAATCCACTAGTAAACAATGATGCTCTTTTGTTTAGATCTGTTTTATGGGGAAGAAGTGGAGAAAAATATAATATTGGATATACATATCCAGCAGCCGCAAACCAGCCAATTAGTAGTTCGGTTACTGTCGACGATATCGCTTCGATTAGAATATCATTAAAGTCTGGTTCTAGCGTTGTTACTAACCATAGCGGAACAACTGCTTGGAATATTAGTATTGTAAATATGGGAGCGTACGACGAAGTTACGTACGCCATATCTTCTGGTCCTGGAGACTTATCTACGTTAAATTCTGGAAATTATGTAAACATTAAAACTAGCTCTGGATTAAATCCTTCTAATACCGGAGTGTTTAAAATTTTATCATCTACGTCAACTCAGTTTGTAGTAAAACAAAAAGCAGGAATAGCTATTGCAGAAACTGGAGCATTAACTCTTGTTTCTAGCTCTATATCTTTCTATGAAAACTCTGATACATTAGCTTCTGAAATACAGACATATGTTAATGCTAGTCTTTCGGATTATTTGGAATGTACCATAGTTCAAGACATAGGAACAGATGGCTCTGGTATTATCGGCAACTCTACATACGAAGACAGCGATTTTTCTTACTCAGGAATAGGATTAGTAGATGGCATTAATTGGATAAAAGAAAATGATTTTCAAAATCCAGTACTTACACAACAATTTAGATTTAAGGTCCCATTAACTCTATCTTATTTTGATACTCAGACTCCAGACGCCTATGCGTTTAATAATGGAGAAGAGATTCGATTAATACCTATATCTACCGAACAAGTTGTTAGATTTTTGAACGTTTTAGCTGTTAGTGGTTTTTCGACATTGGGAACGATTAGTTCTGCAAATAGAGAGACTAAAGTACAGTTTTCCACCCTTTCTCTTGGTTCTATTGGAGCAATTAGAGTTGTTGGCGGTAGTGCCAACGCTTCTACAGTTCCATTAAGAGGAAGTTCTATTAAATTAACAAATGACCAATCAAAAATAAAGACATCGATAGATGCATCTTCATTGATTGGATTTAGAAGCGATCAATGGGTAAAATTGCAAGCCCAGAATTTCCAAAATAAACAAACAGACTTAAGATCTACAAATACAGTAAAAGTAATACCAAACTATCCATCATTAAGCAAAAGTTCTATTTTTATTGAAAGTAGAGACGCAGATCAACGTATTTTTGGATTACCAAGACATTATACAAGAACTAGTTCTAAAGATTTTGTTGTAGAGAAACATGGAAAATTAGTTTGTATTTCAGTTTCAGATGGAAGTAACCCAAATTTTTCTAAATCATTAGCTTTTAATGATTCTTCGTCTTCTACTTATACCATATCTTTTGACTCTTTAACAAATAGAGCAACTTATGTAATAGAAAGTGGAAATTTGACTTTTTCAGAGCTAACTAAGGGAGATTTTGTTACTATTTCTAATACATCTAACTCCTCTAACTCTGGAACATTTGAAGTGATTGGAGTTTCTGATAATGGAAAAGAGCTTGTTGTTTTAAACCCCAATGCAGTAAACGAGTTAGCTTCTGGCTCTATTCTCATAACCGATCCTGGAGCATCTACTCCAGCTCTTGCTTCTATAACTTTATACGATTTTGCTGGACTAACTGGAGACATTGCAATAGTTAATGGAGTAGCTTTTACTGAAGGCGTTAATTGGACAAAGGGAGCAAGCCTTAATGAGGCTGCTACAAATTTAGCCGCAGCAATTACTGCTAGCTTAGATTTAGCATTAACTGATATTGGAGCTAGTTCTACGGGAAATATTGTTAATTTGTTTGCTATTACCGCTGGAACCGCTGGAAATTCTTATACTTTAGCTTATACAGACGTTCCACAACCATCAAATTCTATTACGACATCTGGATCTAATTTTACTGGTGGAACAATAAGTACCGCCGCTACTGCTTACGCTATTTTAACTGATTTTGCTGGGTTGACTGGAGATATATTGAATGTTAATGGTGTAACATTTACAGAAGGAGTAGATTGGAGTAAGGGGTTTTCTCTTTCTCAAGCAGCTACTAACTTAGCGGCAGCTATTACAGCTAGCGCTAATCCTTTATTGTCAAATATTAGCGCTACATCGTCTTCGAATACTGTAAATCTTACCGCAGATACAGTTGGTGTCATTGGTAATACTTATACTTTATCTTATACAGATGTTCCTCAATCATCTCCATCCATGACAATTTCTGGAGCAACTTTCTCTGGCGGAACCGATTCTCTATTATCTGGAGACTCTTTTACTATTGGAACAACTACGCTTGTAGAGGGTGTCGATTTTATTGTAGGCGTAAACAGCTCTGCAACAGCATCGAATTTAGCTGCTGCTATCAATTCTATAACTAACATATCTGCATCGTCTAATGGTAGTACTGTTAATATTTCATCCGAAATACATAATTACAACCCAATAACAACATACTCAGATGGAGGATCTTCTGGTGCAGTCGTAAATCAAGCACAATTAGTATCTTCGACCGCAAATACTGGAGATTTTTCTTCTACTTCTTCGATCTCTGAAGGAGACACGGCTTTTATTGGTTCTCCTTTTAATATCTTAAATAGAGGAAAATTTAGAGTTATTAGAAAATATTTGAATAGTTTTTATATTGACAATCCAATCGCTGTAGAAGAAAAAGTCTCTACATCTACATCAATAATTAATTTAGGGCAAAGTGGTACTACCGAGTACTCACTATCTGTAAATGGAGAAAGCAAGATAGAATGGACTGGAGCTGGAAGTGAACCAGATTTTAGTTTGGCTCAAGTTGGAGATGAAATTATACTAAGCACACCAGAATTTTCAGCAAATAACGCTGGAACTTTTATGGTTACAGAATCTGCCCTTAAACAACAAACTATCTTTAGAATTACTCTTCCAATTGCTAGTAGCATTACAGCTTCTAAATATTGGACATTCGAACTACCAGAAGGTGGATATTATGTTTGGTATAAGGTTAATGGAATTGGTACCGATCCAGCTCTAGTTGGAAAGACTGGTATTTTAGTAAATATTCTATCTACTGATTCCGCTGCAACAGTTGCTCAAAATACATACGCTCAATTGACTACAGTTTTAGATTTAACGGCAGCAATAAATGTAGATTTAATAGAGATAACAGCAAATACCGCGGCATTTACAGCAGATCCTACTGTAGGGAATATGCCAGTTTCTTTTTTGTTGGAAATAATACAAATTGGAACTAGAAGTTTTGTAAAATACATAAATCCTTTAGCTACAAACGACGTGTCGAATGTCGGAGGATTGATTATAAATAGACCATCTATTGTTTTTTACGAATACGAAGCAACTGTACAGGGAGATAAGATCAACGTTACTGGAGATTTATTTGGAAGCACTTTTAACGGAGTTTATACTGTTAATCGAACCTTATCCAAAACAACTGCATTAGTTGATGGAATAATTAACAGAATACAACCAGTTTTATTGGGTAGCGATTTTGATAATTTATTAGTTGAGGAAGGAGTAGCTTATGATGGATATAAGCAAATAAATTACTTAGTTTCTAATCCATCTAATCCAGAACTTTCTAACATCATATTTAACTCAAATGCACAATTTGAAAAAATAACAGAAAATGCTGGACTATTAATGTCTTCTGAATCTAAATTAGACTTTCCAACAAAAATAAAAAGAGGTCTAGACGCTTATAGATATCATACTGGATTAATTGCCGAAGTTAACAGAATTGTATATGGAGATCCACGAGATTCTGCAACTTATTCAGGAGTTGCTGCCGCTGGTGCTGAAATTTTTATAAATGAACCACTATTCAAAAGAATTCAGGTTTCTTTGAATATTAGAATTAATACCGGTATTCCATTTGCTCAAATAGCAGAACAAGTAAGAAGCACTGTAAGTTCTTTGGTAAAATCTAACAACATCGGCGAATCTATTGCACTTTCTAGTATTATTTCCGCAGCAGCTTCTATTCCTGGTATAGTTGCAGTTACAGCTACTTCTCCACAAATAGATAGCGTTGGAGATTTGATTTCTGTAGGTCCTGGAGAAAAAACCATAATCATTGACGATATAAGTGACATTTTAATAGCGAAGGTAGGCTAAGATGGCTGATCAACAAAAAGAATACGAAAGACTTAGAAAATTACTTAATCCAGCTATAAAAGGAGCGAACGTAGATTCTATTCTTTATTCGTTAGCTCAAGGCAGTGGGCATTTGATTGATACTGTAGAAGCCGTAAACGATCAATGTTTTATACTATCTGCTAGTGGTAGGTATCTGGATATGCGTTTTGCTGACAAGGGATTTACTAGGCCAACAGAAGTAGGATTATCTGACGATGTTTTTAGACAACTTGGTTTAGCTGTAACAAATAGAAAACAAGTAAGAGATCTAGTTCACGAAATCTTATCAGTTATGTATGGATTTGATCTTGCTCAAGCAACAAATTCTTCATCTTTAGTTGAAAACTATGCTTTAAAAGACGGAGATACTTTAATTGTATCTTTTGACGATCAAGAAGATATAGAAATTGTTTTTAGTTCTACTCAATTTGTAGATATAACTAATGCAAAAGCTCAAGAAGTCGCAGACGCAATCACAAAATATTTAAGAAGGCTAGGCAAAAAAGGTCTAGCGATCGCTAGAGATGAGGGAATTGGCAATAAGGTAATATTAATATCCGAAACTAAAGGACCTTCGTCTTCTGTAACCGTAAAAGGTGGAAGAGCTAATAATTTATTAAAATTTGGAACAATTGTAAATACTTCTGGAGACGTAGGAACTCAATGGACCCTAACTCAACAGTCTGGTGGAGTAATCCGAGCAACTTGGACTAGTGGAGCAGATCCGGTAGTTGGTAAGGTTTCTATTGGAGATTATGTAAATATTTATGGATTGCCTTTTGATCTAGCGAACAGAGGAACTTTTACAATTTTAAAAAGTCAAGGTGGGACCGTTGGAAACGCTTATGTTGAGTTCCAAAACGATAACGGTATGCCAGAAACTGTAATACAAACAAATTCTTCTGATATCTTATTTTTCCATCCAACCAGAGAGTCGCTTTTATCTAAAACTCTTTTTACGGCAGCATATCAAACTAGTGAAAATTTATTACAAATTTTTATGCCAGCTACAACTAAAGTGGTCAGACGAGACAGAATCGGATCTGCGCACATTTATATTGACGATACTCCTGCAACTGGCGGCGATTTTGGGCCATATATTTTCGATCCTGCCAAACCTTACGTGGTCGGAGGAATATCTACAATCACTACAGAAATAGAAAATTCTAGTAGCGATAATGTTGTTTTTGTTTCTAATTCTAGTGACTTTCCAGACGAGCAAGGAAATCTTGTTTTTGGCTTAGGAACATCTCATGAAGAAGGTCCAATTCCATATATTGCCAAACCGTCAAATAATTCACTTTTACTTGATCCATCGTTTGTTTTTACTAAAAAACATCCAATAGGTACTGATGTTTCAATAATTTCTCAAAATAGTCCAATAGATATCAATGTCGATGGTACAGATTATGGTTTTTATCTAACGGACGTCGTTAGTGGAAGAATATATGCTGAAGAACTGATCAATTCTATAGCTGCTTCTGGAATTTCTATAGTAATAACGATTTTATATCCAAATTCGATCGGGTTGGGCCGGTGGAATCAAGTTGGCGATGAAAAAACAGTAATTTGGGGAGTTTAGTTTATGGCAACTAGAATGGCAATAAATGGCGCAGATATAAAATTATACATTAATGGAAAAGTCTATAACTCAGTTCAGCAACTGTCTTGGGTTATTGATCGAGGAGAGCAAGAGATTTACGGTATTGATGTTCCCTTTCCACAAGAAATTTATACGACCAAAGTTTCAATTAAGGGCAAAATTACCGGAGTTAGGGTTAAGGCTAGTGGGGGTATCCAAGCAAATAATATGGCCTCCTTAATTACTGATATTCAAGCCTCGCCATATATCGATATTCGCGTACAAGATAGACATAGTGGTTATGACTTACTTTTACTTACTAGGGCAAAGATATCAAGCGAAAGTGTTGAGGTTGGAGCAAAGTCTGTTTTAAGGTATTCTTTTGAATTTAAAGCACTTATCCCTTATAGTGAACTAGATCGAGCCTAACAAGAAAATCCCCAATCGTCATCTTGTTGATTAAACGACACGTCTTTGGGTGGAGCTTCTTTTAATACCAAAATCTTAACATTACTTGGTACTGTAGGATAAAGATTATCATATTCGATATCTATCCTATCTCCATCATCTGAGTAAATACTTACACTACAACTTCTTTCCATATATCGACTTACTGCGTAAATATTTCCAGTAAAATTTTGATCTTTATAACCTTGGACCAAAATTCTCATACCTTCTTCTAAATCATTGTAATTATTAATAAATCTCATATTACACATCCCCCAAATCTGCTTTACAATCAGGACATACCCAAAAGTGCTTAGTATTTGCTTTATTGACATATTTATTTTTATGCCAGCAACTTTTTTGCTTAGACTCTCTTTCTAAGCGAGATCTCTTCTCTCCTTCTGTTTCTGTATCCATCTCTCGCTTATCTTTTGGTTTATAATCGTAAGAATTCTCGTCTTTTTGAGCAGTTGGCTCTGCTTCATCTACATCCCTAACTTCTGTATCTGGAAGACCTTCCCCACAAGCCCCATAAAATTCAGCTAATGCCTTATATTCCTCTTCTGTGAGTTGATATTCTTCTTTGTGTGAGTTTGTAGATGCTTGTAATTGTTCGCTTTCTGACCAATTTGGATCTGGATTAGAATCGTTACAATTGCAATGTCCATCACATTCTTGACAATCGCTTCCCATAAAAACTCCTTAAGAGAATAATATTATCTTAAAGATATATTATCACAATGGAAATAAATGATCAATATTAATCTTTACTCCATATCCTAAAATTTTTATTATAATAGCCCTAAGGGTGCCTTAATTGGAAGGATCTGATGGCAGTCAAAAGAAGAAATAATTTTATCTCACAACAAAGGGTGGACGTACCACACCTTCGATCTATTGAATCTGCTGTATCCAATGATTTCGATGAGTTAGTTAAATCGTTTTTAACAAACGGCCCAGAATCATATGTTGTTCGCGGACTAGAAATCAGTATGCCAGGTTCTATTGGCGCATCTGCTAGTAGTTTACAATTAATCGTAGATAATGCTGCTTGTTTAATCGGAACATCTACTACTTCTGGGACTTTTTTAAGCATTCCTTCTGGAACTCCTTCTGAAAATTTAAATTCATCTACAAATACAAAAGTTATAGGCTCTTTTACTCCTAATACTACAAACTATCTAAGTATTGATTTTTTAAGGGAAATAGACGATAGTACTTTGGGTCCAATTCAAATCTGGAACCAAACGACTAAAGACGAAACCTCCAAGACAGTCCCATTGGCTCAAATATTGGGCTACAAGTTAATCGTATCTACAAGTCCTTTCGACGGCGTATCCCTCCCGATTGCACTAATCAAAACTGACGCAAGTAACAATGTAGTAGAGATCGATGACAGTAGGCCAATGTTATATAGGCTTGGGACTGCTGGAGTTTCGGACCCGAACCCATCTTACACTTTTGATTGGAGTTTGCAGTCAGAAGGCAGACAAGAAAACCCATACAATTCTAGCGATTCTAGTATTTCTCCATTTAGAGGTGGAGATAAGCAGATAAATTCGCTTAAAACTCTTATAGATGCGATGATGTCGTCTTTAAAAGAGATAAAAGGTACCGTATTTTGGTACAGCGAAAATAAGGGTGGTTCTTTATTTAAATTAAAACAAGACACCGCAAACACCGTTCTTTCTGGTAGAGGAACTCTAACTCACAGTTTGGCTACTCCTGGCCTTTTAAACTGGTCAGACAATATTTTCATTAACTTCGTATCAAGTAGAGTTAGTTATCAAATAAGCGCCAACCCATCTACTATAGATATCTTGTTAGCCGATGGTCAGGTAGCTTACGTTACATTACAAAGAGATAAAGCAATAGCGCCAAAACTAGTAGTAGTTAACGGAAGCCCTACAGTTACGTCAGTAGGAAGCGTTCCATGGACATCTGGTTTGGTAGCTGGCGATTATATTAAAAATGCAGCTTTAGATGCTACTAAATATTATAAAATCTTAACAATTGATAGTTCGTCTCAAGTAACTTTAAGTTCTGTTTATTTAGACGGCTCTTCTGGAGCTTCTGGAATAGATGCCCAATATTCGTATGGGGTTTATTCTACTAGTCCAGTTCCATCTACGACCAGACATGTTAAGATAGCAAGTAGAGAAAACGTTCCTTTTGATGAAGATACTTTTTGGTTATATTTTAGAGATGACAGATCTGGTTCTATTCCTAGGATTTATGTTAGATTCTTGGGAGCTGAGTTAGAACAAGGCGAAAGCAAAAGTATCTCAGATGAAACCCCACTACCACTAAAGCAATTTTTGGGATTTGATCCAGAAAATGGAACTTCTGTAAATTATACAGCCTTCCCATCAGCAGATCTAAGCAATAGCTTTACTTCTACAGATTCATTAGCCAAAGCTATTTCTACAAATACAGCAAACATAAACGATATAGTTGATGGAATTAGAAAAGTTTACTATGAAAGATTTGTAGTAACTGCGGAAATAGACGCAGGAACTACTATTACAATTCCTTTAGATAGTAGGAACGGAAATACACAAAAACAGTATTTAGTTGGAAATGGAGCCTTGATGGTTCTGTTGAATGGAAGAAATATAGACGACGGAATAGAATATTCTGAAGTTGGAATTGTAAATACTTTAAGTACTCAAATTACAATAAATATCGATTTGGAAATTGGTGATGTTTTAACTTATAGAATGTTTGTTCCAGAAGTTTTTGCTTCTATAATTCCAGCAGCTCCTTTTTGGAGACTAGCTCAAGATGGTATAACCGGAACCGCTGTTAGCTTACTTCCAAATGTCTATAATTTAGGTTCTGGTAAGTTAAATGTATGGAGAAATGGGGTTCACTTAATCAATTCTGGAAGCGTTGGAAGCAATGTTGACAGATATCTTGAAGCTGGAAGTTCTTCCATTTCTTTAGGACTATCTGCTGTATCTACAGACGTTATCGAATCTATCAATTATTCTGATATACCAAACTGGAGAACTATAATCAGCACATTTACTGGCAGCGTTTTATCTGTACCAGCCTATATCCAAGGAGTAGATAGAATCGCAATATATCGAAATGGTATATTAATGAACGATCAGGGATTGGGTAGCGCTACTGATCAATATACAGAAGCAAGTATTTCTACGATAAATTTAGCCTCGGCATCAACTGTTGTAGATGTTTTCGATATCGCTTTTCTAGGAAGTGCTCCAATTTTTAGAAATTTTGTAACTAGTGTAACTGGAACAGTAATTAATACAGGAACTCCTTATACCGTAGGTAATGGAAAATTAATGGTATTTAAAAATGGAGTATTGATGACAAATTCTTTGGTATTGGGAACAAGTGCTCAGCAATACCAAGAAACTGGACCTTCTCAAGTAACTTTACAAGTAGCTGCTGTATTGACAGATGTTTTTTGCTTCATAAATTTGGCATAAAAGGGTTTTAGAATGGCTATTAATAGTAACCAAATAGATGAAAAATCAAAACCTCTAGACTCTGCTCAGCCAGTTCCAACTACTGGTCCTGGTAAGGGTGCTTATTTTGTCCAAGATGTTGGTGGTGGACAAATTGAAGCCTTTTACAGAGACGCACTTGGACAAGACACTCAACTAACAAATAATGGAACACCAGTTGGTGGATTTATTATAGCTTCACAAGCTGAAGCAGAAGCTGGAGTAGAAAACACTAAAGGAATGACTCCTCTTAGAGTGAAACAAGCAATTATAGCTCAAGTTGGATCTACTTCTTCAAAACTTTTATCTGATACATTTACAAACTTAACTGGATCGACCATTGATTCATTTACCGTTGTTCAGTCTTCTAGTGGAACAATATCTCCAATTAATATAAATGCGGAAGCAACAGCAAAAAGTGCTTTTGGTATAGTAACTCAACAGATTCTAGATACTGCTTCTGGATCGGTTGCTTTGACTGGAAGATTAGAAAATATTGTAACTAGTTTTAACGTTGATGACGAATTATTCGTTAGTCCTAGTGGATTACTTACTAATGTTGTTCCTTTTGACGGAAACGGTTCCTTTACTTCTGGTATGTGGTCTGTCAGGGTTGGAGTTTTAGTAAAAAACCAATCAAATCCTACATTAAAAGATTTAATATTAGGAATTAGAACTATAGGGCAAATATAAGGAGAACTATGAAAGATCGAGTAAGGAAATTCGATGTATCAAAATTTAGCAAACAAGACCTAGAGAATATTGGTAATACTTTAGGAGAAAATGTAAGAAAGATAGTAGATGAGAATGTAAATAAACTTAACATAAAATTACAAGAAAATAAGATGTTAAGTAAGGTAAAATTTGAATTTGAGTTTTGTGTTGGGATTGACGAAGATTGTGTAAAAAGATCAAGTCACCAAACAGATGATAAAAAATATGGTAGTTTTATTAAGTTGTTAGAAGAGTTAGAATACGATGCTAGATTAAGATCAAACGAACTAGCAAATATATACGGAGTCTCAGTTATTATAAATTTTATAACGTCAGATAACTAAAGGGAGTTAACATGGCAGACATTTCAGTATTAGGTTATTTAGTCGGCGCGGCCACTAAAAACGTACAATTAAGCAGTAACACATTGGTTGTTTCAAATTTAAAAGTAAATTTAGGAACAGCTTTTACTTTTACATTTGCTGGTACAATCACAGGTAATAAAACTATTACTATGCCAGATGCTAACGTTGATTTGGGAGCTATTGCAACAAACGCAACAGCAATCTCAAACCTTCAAGGAGCTACTGGAGTTTCTGCTCTAGCTTCTATTGATTATACCACAAATCATTATGTAACCGATGGAACGAGCTTATTAGCCGCAATTAGTGCATTAGATGCACAAGTTTTTACTAGTGCTGGTGCTATTAGTGATGCAGTCGCTGCTATAGGATCTGCAAGTCTTGCTGCTGTAAACTACACTAGCAATAACTATATTACAGACGGAACCTCTTTAGTTGCTGCCGCAAGTGCCTTGGACGTTCAAGTAGCCGCTAACACTGCATCTATTGCAGCAGTTGCTTCTGGATATCAAAGACGTAAGAAAGTAGATTCTATTGTAGCTAATCCTGCAACTACTTATCCAGGAACAGGTCTTCCTGCCGCTTCTACTGGACAAAGATATATTGTACAAGCCGCTGTTAGCGCAAATGATGCTAATTGGGGCGGAAATAACGACGCTTTTGCTGCAAACGATATTATCGAATATAATGGAACAAAATGGATCGTATCTTACAGTCCTATTGAAGGTACTCTTGTATACGTTGACAACGTAAACGTCGATGCATTATTTGTCGATGATGGTTCTCCAGCATGGGAAATTCGTTCCGTTCTTTCTTCTGCTCTTGCTCAAGACCATATTTTCGTAGGTAACGCAAGTGGAATCGCTACAGACGTTGCAATGTCTGGTGAAGCTTCGATTGTCGCTTCTGGAGCAATAACTCTTTCAAATTCAGCAGTTATCGGAAAAGTATTAACAGCTATTGATGTTTCAACTAACGGAACAGTAGCCGCTACAGATTCTATATTGGCCGCTATTGGTAAATTGGCCGCAAATACTGTAGATTTAACAACTTTGTCTGGATCAGCTCAAGGCGCTGTTGATCTTGGTACTGGTTTTCAAATTATCCAAAATAATAGAACTATTAGACAAGCTTTAGGTGATTTGGATACTCAAGTAAAAGCAAATACTGACGCAATAGCTTCTAGTTCTGCTGCTATTGTTTCAAAATCTGCTGTAATGGGCGAAAATCTTCCTACAGGTGACAAAACATACGCAGTTCGTTGGGCCGTAAATGGAGAAACTGCTGGTAGATTATATCTTGCAGATAAAGATTTTACTGGAGCTCCAACAAAATATCGCGCTTGCGGAGTTGTTCAAGCTGCCACTTCTCCAGAAACCGCTGGAGCATCTATTACTCTTTACCAAACAGCTACTCTTAGTTTAAAAGCAAATGACACAAACTTTGCCGCTGCCGATCAAGGAAAAGAGATTTTCTTACAAGAATCTGGACTTATTGGACCAGCTCTTCCAGAAGCTTCTGGAACTTCTGGAGAAGAAGCCGCTTCTGTTGTATTAGGATATGCAAAAGTTTATAATGCTACTGTTACAAGTAGTACTATAGAAATTTGCGTAACTCCTGGAAGCTTTAAAGGTACTGTTTTTGTCGCTTAATTAGTATGATATTATAGGGAGTAGGACATGTCTTACTCCCTTTTTTAATAGGAATAACAAATGGCAATCTATGTAAAAATGATAGATGGATTACCACGATCATATAATGACGGAGCTTCTTCGTATTATCAATTACTTACAGTTGTTGCTGGAACTCCAGGAGCAAATCAAATTGCTGTTGAAAATACAATGGCTGGAACAGCAATAACTTTACCAGCAAGTCAAACATATTCAGGGCCAGAATTAAAAGTAACTTTAAATGATAGTTTAATTGAAGTTGGAAAAAGTTATAATTATGTTGGCTCTGGAGCTAGAACTCAAATAACTTTCTTATTTGATCTAGAAGTTGGCGACGTTATAGGATTTAGGATTTAATAAATATTCTTATAGTATAAGAAATTAGAGGAAATAGGTATGTCAGAAGATACAAGATTGGTAAACGAAAAGAAAATGTTAAAATATCTTTCAAATCAGTTAAATAATACTGATTTAAGGAAGATTTTAAAAAATCTTGAATATAAAGTAAGGCCACTATTTGACTTATCTACTACGATAATTACAACTAGTCGCAATATTTTTATTGGACCAAATATACTTCAAAATCCACAAACATTAAGAAATAGAATCAATCAGCCTATTGGTAGCTTATTGCCATCTTTTAATGGAGGATCGGTTACATTACCAACAACTGCTGGTGGATCTATAACTTTTGGTACTTCTGCTATTGCTAGTATCACTATTTTAGATTATACAAAATTAACTGCTGGTGGAAATGACACTTTTACAATTAATAGTGTTGTTTTTACTGCCACTACCGCTAGTTCTAGTATCGCTACTTTTAGAGCAGTGTCAGATAACGAAACCACTGCTTTAAATCTTGCTGAGTGTATTAATTCAACCAATACTATTTGGAATACTGTTTACGCAGAAGCTATTGGATCTATTGTATATTTAAGAGCAAAAGTTGGTGGAACTGCTGGAAACTCCATGCCTCTAGTCTATACTGATAATGGAACTACTGGTGGAGCATCTATTTCTGGAGCAACCTTTTCTGGAGGAACAGATGGAACTCCTGTAACTTTAACAATCAGTAATGCAAATTATAGAAAAATGTTCATGATGCTCGATAATACAGGAGCTTTAACAATATCGCTAGGCGTAGAAGGTCCAAATATAGCTATTGCCGGAATGCCGGCACAATCAGCTCAAACTCTGCTAATTGGAATGTATGCAATTTATTGCGATGGATCTGGAAACATTGATCCTATCACACTTACTAGACTTTTTGAATTAGATGAACCAAGTTTTGATAAAAAACACGCTAGTTTAGACGACCTTCAGTCAGATGACCATAATACAATTTATTCAAGAAATCCTATTATTACAACACAATCTGCTGGTACCTTAAGTATTACAAATTCAGTAGTTAGAGATACTTGGTATTCGTGTGACACATCTTCTGGAAATATAACTTTCAATTTAGCTGCATTATCTAATTTCTCTAATGGATTTAGATTGATGTTTACGAAAATGACAACAGACTCCAACACAGTTACAATTGTAGCAGATGGTATAGAACTAATAAATCAGGCGAATACTGAGGTTATATCTTCCGTAGATAACACAATTATTTTAATAAAAACAGGAAGTAAATGGGAAAGTGTAAATGCTAAGATCAACGCTCATATAAATGCCAGTTCTGCCGTTCATGGAATTACAGGATCTGTAGTTGGTACATCTGACACTCAAACTTTTAGCAATAAAGAATTTGCCGATGCTTTATTGTTGAATGAAATAACCACTCCCGCTACTCCTGCTAGTGGAAAGTATAAAATTTATCCTAAACTTGATGGATTATTATATGGATTAAATGATTCTGGAGTAGAGTCTGCATTTGCTGCTTTGGATAGAGCAGAGATAGAAAAACAAGTCAACTTAATAAGCAATATTAGCATTGTTACTTCTGTTGCGTCAAATGCTATGACAGTTACTCTAAAATCAATGGACGGAAGCGATTTATCTGCTAGTAATTTTGCTACAATATTATTTAGAGATCCTACAGTATCTTCTGGATCTCAGATTAGACGAACAATTACTTCTAACTTATCCATAGTAATTCCATCTGGAGCAACTTTAGGATTTGCAAACGCTATAGAGACTCCATTTCACGTTTATGCTATTGACACAGGATCTGGAATAGAACTTGGAGTAGTTAGAACACAACGAATGGATAATGATGTATGGTCTACAACGGCTATTTCTTCTTCCGCAGATTCCAATTCAGTGTTTTACTCTACAAATGCCCAAATATCAAAGCCAGTTAGATTATTAGCAAGAGTAATCTCTACACAGAGTACAGCTGGATTATGGGCATCAAATGCTTCAAAAATTCAAACAATAGGTCTAGAGCAAGAATTTGTATTAGAAAAATGGGCAACTAATACTGGATCATATACAACAGGATCTACTCTATTATATGAAGATATTAGAAGTAGTTCTCATAATGCCTATGATCCTTCTACAGGAATATTTACAGCTCCAAAACAGGGCGTACTTAAAATAAATGCAAAAGTAACACTTACCTCAACTTCAACTTCATGGAGTCAATTATCAATTAGAAACTCTGGAGGAACTCTTTTGAGTGCCGGTCCTGTCTCTACTAATATTGCATCTTTAGGTTCTCACTATGTAGTTGCAACATATGTAGCTAAAGTTAATCAAGGAGATACGTTTAAGGTATCTATAGGACATGGTATAGGTGGATCTGTTTCAGTAGACGTTTCTGATACTATCGGACAATACAATTCAGTCGAATTTATAATGGAGTAATAGATGAAGCATATTAAGATAACAAATGCAAAAACTGGTAGAACAATAGAACATGATCTTACTGATGATTTTATTGATTTTTTTATACAAGACAGAACAGAAAAAAAGAAATTTGGAGAACCAGAAAGATGGATTCCTATTTCCCTAGCTACAGAGTTTGAGATATCTAGAGAAGACAATAGACGATCCACAGAAGTTTTACCTGGAGAAGTTCTAACAGAAATACATGTCCCAAATGATTTTTCTATAGAAATAACAGACATAACTTTAGAATACGAGGCAGAACAAAGAAGACAAAATCAAATTAATGAAGGTAAAAATTCTAGACTTTGTTGTGAGGAAATCATTGATTTAATTGGTGGGTATAATCTTTCTAGAGCGTTTACTTCTTCTGAAATTAATCAATTATTGGTAGAATTTTCTTCTATTAATAGCTATCTTAAGAATTTTATGCCAAGATCGGCTAAACCTCTTATTGAATCTTCACCCATATCGTCTACTCTAACCCAACAGCTAAAGGATGATATTGTTGCCATTTTTACTAAATATTCTATTTAAGTTATATTTTTATAATCAGGACATTTTATGGACATCAAAAAATGGATCAATAATTCTCATGGTTTAGAACTTTATTTGGGTAATACTGAAGGTAAGAGAGGTAACGAAAACGGGATATTGTTTCTAGTTGAAGCTTTTTTATTACTACATTTAAAAAACAAACTTAACTATGAACATATAGAAATTTTTAAAACCATAGTATCGAATTTAAGTTCTTATTCTTCAGAAACTACTCAAATTCCTGGTTTATACGATAGAGGATCAAAAGAGTCTCTAAATCCAAGTAAGTTGGATATTAGACTAATCTCGCACGATAATTTAACGGCTATTTCTTCATTTTCTAAGAAATTTGATTTATCATTTTCAAAAGATATTGCAACTCATGCTATATTACATCAATTCCGATTTGATAATGCCCAACCAATGGATGAAAGATTCTTTTTTAAAAATAAAGATGGCCAATTATCTACTTCCCTACAAATACACCCAAGAGATATTTTCTTTTGGCTCTATATTGGGGGTTTTTCTGCGTTAACTATTTTAATGTGGCCCATTTTCTTTATAAGTCAAGTTTTAGCCTGTAGCTCTCCAAAAGAAGAAACTTCGGGCAAATTGTTAGCTTTTGTTAGACTAGAAAGCACTTATAAGAGTTCTTTATTGTTAAGATTTACAAGATGGATCTGTTATAAGAAGCTTAAGAATATGTATGGAAAAACTTGGCTTAATGAGTTAATGACGATATATTTTACTAATCCCGACCACCCATGTAGAACTCTGTCTGAGGGAATTGAATTATAGTCTGTTCCCAAATATCAAAGAAACGATTAGACATATCGAATACCAAATAGATCCAAACAAAACGACCTTCATGTTTTCGTATTCAAAGCCATAAACTATTGAGTAAAGACTGATAATTGAAATCAAAATAGTTAAAAAAGTGCTATTTTCATTCTAATATATCCAAGTCAACTTTATTTTCATCCAGGATATTGTCAAACTCTTTAGAAAATTCGATAAAAATGTTCACAGTTTTCTCATCTAAGCCCATGTTATTTATATGTTTTATGATAAGTTCATTAATGTCGTACAAACTTATATAGGCTCCATCTGCTGTAAGGGCTCTTTTGAATTTGTTTGTATCAAAAGAGTCATCTAAAGGAAAAGTAAGAGTTGCTTTGTATTTTACTTTACGTTTGGTCTTTTGTTTCATTTTTGTTCTCCTAAGAATTTTCTAAGATTTTCTATATACTCAATAACCCACACGCCTTCTTTTGGAACTACTATCTTGCCTTTATAGTTGTAATAGTGTAAAAATGGAAGGGTACTTTCTTTGAACATGTTTAAAAAATTGCTATTTTTTATTTTTATTAATATCGCAATTTTAATCTTTCTTTTGAATTCACTATCTTCGATATAGTCTGGGGCGTCATATTCTCGACCAATCTTTTTGGCCATTGCTCCATACAATGTCCTAAGTTGATCGTTCTTACAACCAAGCCAATACCAATAGCCTTCTACGCTAACAAAATTACCGTCTTCCGGATGATCAAATGGAGAATATGCAAAATTGCTTAAAAATCTACCCAATTCAGTTTTTGATTGGCTATAAATATTGATATGATCTATTCCGTCTAGTTCTGGATCTATATTCATTCTTTGGCCTTGGATAAGGTTCCCATAAGTCTATATTTCATACCGGATTCATAGATATCTTTAGCTACTTCAAAATCAACTGAATGTAAAATAGCCAATTCTCTTATTTTACTTTCGACGTACATCCTAAAATAAGCCTCTTTTTCTTTCTCTTTTTTATAAGAATCCAAGAACTCTTTAGTAAATCTGTCATTAGTTCCGGCTAATTTACCGCAAATCTGACAGAATTGAGTTCGTTTTATCCCATCCTTGGTCCAGCTTACATAGTCTGTCCATTCATGTTTTTCTAAACAAATTTTATTTACATTAGATTTAAAATTGTAAAATAGTCCTAAAAAAAGAAATAAAACTATAATAATTCCAATTACATAGATCATTGTTGCATAAATCCTATTTTCTTTTCTGATGGAACTTTATCGTTAATTACGTCAATAGCAGACCTAATTACTGTATTATTGCTAGTCAATGCGTCGTGGACGTCCATATTACTCTTATGGAGCTCTATCATTAACCCGCTCCACTCTTTTAGTCCACGATAAATAAAAAATAAACAAAAACTATTTACAACAACTAATAAAATCAAAAGAGTTATTAAAACTGAAAGTAGTACAACGTCTATCATTTGTCACTCCTAATTCGCAATCCTACTAGAATTCTAGGAATGCCCTTTTTTGTTAAATTTTGGAATTGAACTGTTAGCATTTTGCCTTTTATTGAATCAAAGTCTGTTAAGTATTTTGTCAATCTTTCGTTGAATTCTTTAGATGTTTCATTTGGTAGTTTTTTACAAGAAACCCTAAATTTAGACCCATTTGGGGTTTGGCAAATTAAAGATCCGGCCATACCAGACTTTTTACCAAGACCTTCTAAGACTCCAACAATTAAATATTCATCATCTTTAAATTCTTTTATTTTCAATAACTTATTAGTTCTTTTATGGATATATTCGCTTTTTAGATCGCGATACATTGCGCCTTCATATCCATAAACTTTGACGTATTGTTGAAACTTATCCATTAAGTCTTTGTAATTGTTGACTATTTCGTAATTTAAGAAAAAAATACTAGAAGGTTTTAAAGCTCCATCAATGGCTATTTTAGCATAAGCGACTCTTTCTCTATAGAATTTTCCAGGCTCTATTACGTCATAGACAAAGTATTGTATCAATTTTTCAGAATCTGGATGGATATCGTTTCTTTTTGTCATTGATATTATTTTTTCAAAATCATTTTTAAGATCATGATTATAGAGTTCACCATCCAGAACAATATATTCTTGTCCAAAAATCCTAATCAAATCTCTTTCAATATGAGGAAGGCAAGTTACTGGATTCCCAACTTTACTATACATTCGACATTTCCCATTTTCTACTACAGTAACCATCCTTTTCCCGTCTAATTTGCATTGGACAGCGCAAGGGAACTTAACAGAAGACAAATGGTCCTGGATTGTATGGGCTAACATAGGCTTTAAAAGCTTGTTATCGTCTAATTGGGCGTCATTTGGGCTTAATTTATACCCCTCTTTAGTTTTAGCGACATATAAAGAGTGAGCCTTTTTAATACACCTTTCTTTTGGATTTGTATCCTTATGAGAGCTTCTCAATTGTGTCTGGGATTTTTGAGTCTTTCCGCCAACTTGTCCATATTCAATATGTATAATGTTTACAAGGACATAGACCTCCCAAAACATCATACTGCCCAACGAACTCTTTTTATAGAGTCTAGGAAACCAGATTTTCTTGGTTTCGCTATCTTCCCACGCTATATCTGGAAATTTAAATGCCATATTACCTCTATTTTTATAATATCATACTTTGAAACAATTAATTTTTAGAAAAACTATGATAATATAGTTGGGTCCCTAATATTAATCTTTAACTTTCACGTACATAGTCCGGAGGCAATAACGTCCTTCGCGTCCATTGTGAAAAGGAAAAAACAATGAGTCTATCAACCGATGCAAAAGAAATTCTAGTCGTAGCTATGGCCAACAGAGCTAAAGCTACTGAAATCTCAGCCGCTATCGACGCCGCTACTTCTGCAAACGCTTCTCAAGCTGTTGCTCAAGCCGCAGATCATGCGTCTATCGTATCTCTTCAGTCTGATGTAGGTACAGCTCAAAGCGACATTACTACTCTACAAACTGACCTTGGTACAGCTCAAGGTGACATTACAACCCTACAAACAGATCTTGGAACAGCTCAAGGCGACATTACAGACCTTCAAACAGAAGTAGGGAATCTTAAAACTTCTCTAAATGCCCTTCTAACTGAATTGGAAGTTCTTCGTGATGGAACTGGCTTACTTTCAGCTTCAGCCGACGGTTTCTATGCTGGTTTAATTGTTGCTTAATAGGTCATAAAATACCTTATCTCTTTATAGGGCCCCTTAATTGGGGCCTTTTATTTTAAAACTGTGATATTATAAAAAAGAGGTTATCTCCCTCATTTTTGCCCCCAAGATCTCTTCTTGGGGGTTTTTGTATCAAATCTATCACTAAAAGTTTAAGTATCAAATTTATCACAAAAACATTTTTCCATTAATATGATATTATATCGATAAGAGGTATTTATGCTGAAAATTGAAAAATCAGACTATATCAATTATTGTATCGACGAAGGTATTGATTTTAAGAATAGAAGACTCTATTATGGAGCTCTCCTTGAGTCTTATGACGAATTTGGGTCTGATTTTACATGGAGATCTGTAGAGCGGGCAATTCGCGATATCCACGTTCTAGAAGCTTTAGATTCAAAAAAACCAATAGAGCTTTGGATGAGTTCTGTTGGCGGCAATGCGATAGAAATGCTAAGATTGCACGATGTTATTCAAATGTCTCCATGCCAAATCAAGTTTATTGGAGGTGGATATGTTGCATCGAGTTGTACGTGGATTATGTGCTGTTGTGATGAGAGATATCTACTACCAAATACTCGCATATTGATTCACGATGGTCCTGCTGGAGTATCTAGCGAAACTCCCGCAAAAACAATTGATAGAAAGATAGATACCAACGAAGAAGTCCACTTACAAGATACCTTAAATAAGATATATGCCCAAAATAGCCGTATGCCAGCAGAATTTTGGAATGAATTTGTAGGCCGAGATCTTTGGCTTAGTGCAGAAGAGGCAATTGCTCTTGGATTAGCTGATAAGATATTAGAACCAAAGAAGCGTGGGAATTTAAGAAAAGTTAGAATGAGTGCATTTAAAAATGTCAATAATACTAAGAACTTACCTGAGATTACTGATAGATTACTTAATAGGATATATGCAAATAGAAATTTAAAAATAGAATTGCACATTCCAACAGAGCAGTTTGATAAGAACATAGTAGTAGAAAATAAGCCTTCAGATATTGAAATTGTAGAAAAAATACCAGAAATCATAGAAAAACCTAAGGAGTAAATATGTTAGTTAGCTTTAAAGAATTGGGATTAACTCCCATTAAAAAGTCTGTCATTTATGACTCTATGGCTATAGATGACATATTGAGTATAGGACACTTAGAAAACAATGATGGGACTATAGATTTGAATAGTTCTGTGGTATTCTTTAAATCAAGAAGATTATATATGGAATTTGGAGACTCTCCAGAAGTTTTACTAAATAAGTTAAGATATTTTGAATTTGTCGACAAAAAACTCATAATTGCTAGCATTACTGGAAATTTTTAAATAACAAGCAAACCTACGGTGGGGTCGGTAGGGAACTGAAATGACTCGGTAAATATGGATAACAGGTCTCAGTTGGCCTGCCAAAAAGAATCCGACGAGACCCCGTCTTTTACGTTCAAATTAGGCGTTTTTTATCTATGTATATACATTGATTTAAAATAAATTAGATAAAAATATAATTAAAACAGATATTTGTACATTTATGTGCATAATGTAAACAATTACGATAGTTTATACATTTTTTAATGAATATATATTAATTCAAATAATAGCCATAAAATTTATAAAATGGCTATTATTTGAATTTAAAGATTTCTTAATAGTTTGACAAAATCTTGCATTTCTTTTGAGTTATTGAGATTATATGTTGGAATTCCATAATCAATAGCACATCTTACTGCATATCCTGTTCCCCCAGAATAACATTTCATAGTGACGGGACCATTATCGCAACCACAATCACAGCCCACTAAAGTAAACAATAATACCAATAAAGAAACTATTTTTATTTGTTTTCTCCCGTTTGATCTGGCCACTCATCATACTCGCCATTGTTTTCATCATAAAATGGCATAGAATCGACCTCTAGTGCCTTGTTTAAAGTGGATATTTCTTTGATATATCTCTCAATCAAATTACCCATCATATTGATATAGCAAGGCTTGCTTAAGATATCTTTCACTCTCTCTCCAATTCAGCCTTTTTAAGACCATTTAATACCGTATCATGCCATTCTTTATATCTAAAATCATTTTCTTCTGTATAAAATGGTTCCAATGTCTCAATAGTTGTATCTTCATCAAAACCAGCACAGTACATTTCATAACCAATCCCAAACCAAGTCTGATTCCTGGATTTCCCTTCTGGGACTCCATCTTGAAGTATTTTGATTACCCACCCAGGAAGATTGGCGATATCTGCCGTTATATTTCTAGGCTTATTGTTTTTAGCCCTAGGCTGCGGCTTTTTGTCTGGATACCTATTAAGCCACTTGTAAAGCTCCTCTACTTCTACCCTATCTTTAATTTCTAATAGCTTTTGCTCTCTAATCCCATTTCTAATATGTCCTGGAAATCTAATGCTCCTACTAGGGTTCTTGGTAACTTGGTCAGCTTTATCTACTATGTTTAGTATCCACTTTCCAATAAACCTATAGATTTCTTCAGAAGGAAGATCTTGCTTTAAAACAATGCCAAAGTGTAATGACTTGTTTCCGCTAAACACACACACGGAATAGGGCATATCTAGCGACTTGACATATTCGTGCTGCTCTTGTAGGGGGCCATAGTCAAGCTCTACCAGGAAGGTCCTGTAGGCTGTCACGTCTTCATCGCATCTCCAGCCTTTGATGGGATTAATAGCTATTAGCTCTGGCTTACATTTAATAGAACTTACTGGAGAGCTTTCGCAAGCATATTTGTTAGAAGTGGCGCATACTTCTTCGTCTGGATTAAACAATAAATTTAAAAAAGCTTGAATCTTATCCATACTATCCTATAATATCACTTTATTTCTAGACTATCAACAAAATGTTGATCTAAATCTTTAATTTGTACACAAAAAGTAAATAAATTAGATTCACTATCTACTCTTAATGCCCCACCACAAAGTTTTGCAGTAAGTATGCCCTTTTCATATTTTACAAACTCATTCTCAAAATCTATACCAAAAGGAAAACTAAAACGAATAGAAGTTTTATCTATTACTAAAACAGTCCTATTATTGCTTTCAATAAATCTAGGGATATGAATAGACAAGACTTGGAAATTTTTAGGTTTTTTTATTCTTTTGACTAATTGTTTAATATTCTTTTTCATATTATGCCTTTTTATACATACTAAAATATCTAACTACTTCTATTTTTTTAATACCAGCATCTATTGCCGCAGCAACCCTATGATGACCGTCGTGGATGGTATTATTCACAATGACAATATCTCCAAAATCCGATGTAACTCTTTCTTCGTTCATATAATCGACGACTCTTTGGAAGAAATGGTCATCTTCTACTATATCGTGTTGTGGTTTTAATATTTTTGGATTTATTCTAATCTTTCCAGCGCAAACAACTTGTTCATTATTTGAGAGAATTTTTATATATTTGGGCAATGTTTCTGGGTACTTATACAAAAGTTTTAATCTTCTGATCCAAGATTTATGGTCATATTTTTGGTATGAATAGAAAAGATTTCTTAAAAATCCACGAACCCAAGGTCTTTGTGCTATATCTTTTTTGTAAAGAAAAAGACTAAAAAAAGCAGCACTTAATAAGATGATAGTTCCAACTACGATATAAAATGTATTTTTCATACTATTCTCCAATAATATTTGCAATTCTTAGTCTAGAATAATAGGTCTCAATTAGTTTGTCAATTAGAATCTGGGTATTCTTTTTATTAGATACGATATTTCTTTCTATATCCATAAGTTCTTGAATTCGTTGATCTATTTCCAAAAACAATCCATCAATATCTTCAATATTGCCATCTTTAATCGCTCGTAACTTATTATAATCTTTATCTAGAAAAGGAAACGTCAATTCTCCAGTAGTAGCGAACTCTTTTGCTTCAATCAATAGGCGCATCGTATGGTACAATCCTTTATATTCCACTTTATTTGTCGCCATCTGGATTCTTCTATGGCCATATTTTTCTAGCATACTATTCGTCTGCTCTAGTACGTAATCTATCTTTGCCGTATATTGAAACATTCTTTTGGCAATTACGATAGCAGGAAGAGTTTTATTATCATTTCTGGTTTGTGATATTTTGATGAAATTGTCGGGTTCATTTGAATACTCTAGGATTTCTGACCAAATATCTTTTAAGGTAGATAGATAATTAATTCTATTGTCATTTAAAAAAGTGGCGAAGTTTTGAATAATGCCATAATGGTTTTTATCCATGCCAAACTTTTTATATTCGCCTTTAATGAAACCTAAAAAAGAAGAAATATCATTAGAAGCTATTCCAGTTCTTATGTATCTAAGCTCTTGATATATTTTAGAATTTACAAGAATTTTATCTTCTGGAGCATACAAAAGTTCGATCATGTTAAAATCGCCATTACCCAATAACGTAAGAAACTTTTTTAGCGAATAAAAGGTACAATCGATATCTTCTTTAGAGTTCTTAGTCTTATTGTTTGTATTGAAAGAAATCTCATTGCAAGTATCTTTTCCAGATTTTGTAATAAAGATACCACGATAGTCTTTGTCAGAAGTTGGAGATTGGAGATTAAAAAAATGGGAACCAGCCATAACTAGTAGGAGGATTTGTTTGTCGGTATGTTCTTTGTGAAATCTTTCAATAAGCTCCATAGATCTATTCTACAGGAAGACCCAACTCAAGTAAAGCCAAATCTTCTCCAAAAGTTGCATTTAGAGGATTTCCAAATGCGTCAGTTTTAAAGACTGGTACATCGTTCTTAAATTTCAATAACTTATTGCTTTTTTTAGTTTTTTTGACTTTTTTAGTCGATTTAGTTTGTTTAGTTTTCTTCATCTTCTAGTCCTTTATTGTATATGTCTTGTAATATTTGTTTAGCTTTTTCCAATTCATCCTTAATTGGTTTTCTTTCTACGAATGACGGATCTATTTCCTCTGGAACTAAGACCGACCCAAATCCGCCACATTTGTCGCAAAACTCATAAAAGTACTCACTATTCTTAGTTTTAATTTGCTTAGTAAAACCCTTCCCAGAACAATCTGGACACCAAACTCTTTTAAATATTCTTAGAGAAGGTTTTAAATCTTCCATGGCGCATATCCTCTCAATTCTATGAACTTGTGATAAAAAGCCATTTCAGCTTCTTTTTTGGTGTCGAAAATCCCTATATAAATTTCTTTCCCACTTTGATAGATACTCGCAATCCACTTATCTAAAACTCTATGTTTCCTCACTCCATATGGCCCTAAATCTCCAACTAATAGTTTTGACTCTTTTGGAGACTCATTTACGAGTTTTATGATTGTATCAAGGTGCATCCAGTGATCTTTACTATCTTTAGACAGATTATATGAGTTATATCCCTGTTTAAGATTTTTATTAGTCTTCAAAGAATATACTTGGTTATCTGGGGTTAATAAGTAATTTAAAAAACCAGGGATTCTTTTGTATCCCTTTGTTATTAGTTCATTGAATGTAATTGTAGATCTGTCTTTTATTTGCAAGTTTTCTATTTGTTTTTGTAGGATACTATTTTTTCTATATCCAAACTTGTCTTTTAGGTGTTTTGTAATTTTTATATTTGGAAAAGCCAATAGCACCAACTGTCTGGCAGATTTAGTAATGAATTTATTTTTACAAAAAAGAACATAACAAAACGCGCTACTATAGGGCCCACAAACATGGGGCTTTCTTAAAATCTTTCTTTTTACAGAATAGACTTGTCCTTGCTTATTGATAAGATAGCCTTCAAAGCCTGGGATTTTCTTAAATTTTGATAAATCTATTTTTTCTTTCATACTATCTATTTTAAGGCATTTGTTTCGAGGTGTCAATCAGATTCTTTAGGATATGGACAATTACTTCTACAGTCCAGCTATTGCCAATTGCGCGATATCTTGCTGAGTTGCTGATTTTAATGGGTTTTCTATCTTTAATGCCGAGTTCAGTAAATCCTCTATCTAGGGTTTGAAGGGATTCACATTCCTCTGGATATAATGGTCTTGGTTCGTCTTGCGGATCATTTGGTATGATATAGTTTTTACTAGAAAACGATCCACAACCAGATCCACAAGTTAAGGTGTTGGATTTACCATTTTGTCTAACCCTTTCTTCCGCATATGAACCTGACTTGTCTGGCCAGTTAGGATATCTGGTAGATCTAGAATAGCCAATTATATCTTTCAAAACAATTCCACGATCTTTTGGTTGAGTTATATTTGGAATATTGGTCCAGTACAATCTTTTTCTGCACTGGGCGGAAACGGAAGAACTGTCAATCAAGATAAAGTCTACTCCAAGTCTTTTTGTTATAACTTCACTCCACTCCTTCTTCATTTTGACATTTTCTAGAAGGAATTTAATATTAGGATTTAAAGTTTTGATGTGTTCTAGGATTTGAAAATAATACTCTATGATCCCAGACTTACCTTCAAAGCCTTCTCTTTTGCCGGACACAGATAGACTTTGACAAGGACTCCCCCCAATAAGCAAATCTATTTTGCTCCAATCTAAGTCCCACTCTTTCCACTTAGTAACGTCTCCCAATTGGATCGTATTTGGAAAATTATATTGAGTAATGGATATTGGAGACTTATCTATTTCAGAGGCGTAGTATTTTTCAACAATAATTCCAGCTCTCTTCAGAGCTACTTGGCCAGCAGATATTCCATCAAAAAGACTCAAAACTATCATTTCAATATCCTTTCAAATTGCAGATCTAAGGTAGTACTATTTAGGATTTTATTTATTGAAACAGAACCGTAATATAGTATGCAAATAGACAAAATAGTTAAAATAAAAGATACCATATTATTTTTTGTTAGGAACTTTATAGCGACGTATAGTAGTGATAGTATAAAAATTAAATATATTACAAAAACCAACAACGACACAAACGTAACTACCATATTTCCTCCACTTTAAAATCAAACTTTGGCTCTATTGTGCTCAGATCTAGACTTAGATTCCCTTGATAAAAGATAGCGTCTACCCTACTTACGGTTCCTTTGATATTGGCGACTTTTTGAGAGTCCATTGTTCGATTTGGGTCCAAACTATGCCCAATATTGACTCTAACTTGGCGTACCCATTTTTGTAATAGATCTTGTTCGTCGTCTGTTAATTCTGGATTATATTTCATGGCAATTACGTGATAATTCAAAAGCATGTCTATAGAAATCAACAATTTAACAGTTTTCATTTTACTCCTAATACTAAACCTATAATTATGAATCCAATAACAATAAAACTAATATATTCAAAAAGATCGTTTTCTTCATATACTTCATCGTCTATTTTGTGTTTCTTTAAATCTTCATCCCAATAGTAATGGCTTCCACAATTTAGACACTTTCCATTGTCGCCTTTATTTAAAGCTACGCTAAATTTGCACTTTTTGCAAAATATTATTAATACCATAATATCAGAATATATTATCTTTTGATATTTTGCAACTTAAAAAGGCAACTAGAGATAGGAATTATGTGTCTAGCTAGAAGCTCTTCTATGTATTCGTCTTTACAAGATAGATACTCTAATTCGTGGGGTATGATGGGATACATTAAAGAAGTAGAATAGTTACCTATTTTTATTTGAGAATGCTCTACTCTATTTAAGGCACAGTGTCCAAGTTCGTGATATATAAGTATTTCTCTTAAGGTGTCAGAAGATTTTAACCAAAAGCTCTCTAATATTTCGATATTTGGGGTAGGATTATAGTAGCACAAACCAACCGCTAGTGGATAGCTATCTGTTTTAAATTTCTTGACTATTTTTATCGGCACATTAGAGTTGACGCCGGTATCTTTTCTGAATTTGTCTTGAAAGTATTCTGGATCATAATGGCTACAAGCAAAAAGAACAGTTATTAGGGCCAGCAATATTAAAATCGTTTTCATTCTTTATCTTCTTTTTCGGTAAAAACAGCACTCAAAAGCTTCCTATTTTCTACTTCTAATTCAAATTCCTTATTATAAGGAACATAGGTCTGTCTTTGTTTGTCAAATCCCAAAAGTAAAAGTGGATTAAAATCGGCATCTTGAAAGCGTCTCTTATGGACATATAGCAAACTTCTGGAGTTTTTAAAATCACTAACCAATTCAATTACGTCGGTAGCTTTTCTAAGGATCTCTGTACCACCAACCCACCTATAAACTGGATGAGATGAAGCATATTTTTCTTCTGTAGTTTGTTTTTTTGATTCTGTAATAGATCTACACTGCGCGAATACGATAATGGGACAAGAAGCAGTATTTTTAATAACGTCCAAAGCAAAGGCCAATCTATTGTTTGCTTTATGGGGTTCACTTGTACCAATATCATCAACCGTAACATTTTGAATATAGTCCAAAATAATCAAGTCAAACTTGTTCTTAGCTTGATTTAGGGTCAAAATAACTCCATCTACGTTGGTTGTTCTATAACTATTTACATCATCCTCATTACCCAATACGACTAAATTCTCTTCCATGGCCTTAATATCTTTGATAACTGTAACATATTGTTCTTGTGTTAGTTTATTATTCTTATAGCCACCATAACTGATTTTAGTCCTAATACAAGAGACCCTAGCCCTAGCATCTGAGGAAGCTTCCTCGTTTCCCATAATAAGGACTTTTTGGCCACTACTAACTAACGGGGCCGCAATTGCAGCGGTTAAGGACGACTTACCATTACCAGTCATACCACAAATGAGAGGCATGGAGTGGGGAGCTACTAGTACCGTTTCTTCTGTTCCTGGGAAAAGGAATGGGATGGTATGCTTTCTATCTTCGATATCTTGAATAACTCGTCGAATATCGACCTTAATATCTAAAAGGTCTTCTGATTCAATAACGCTTTTTAGATTTTTAGTTTTGTCTAGTTCTTCTTTTCTTTTTTTAAGAATTTGATTGTCTAGTTCAGTTTTGATCTTCTTGTTTTCGTCAATAGTCTTACCTAAGGATTTTTGCTCCTCATTGAGTTCTTTAACTCTTTGTATGATATCTTGACGATCACTTTCTTGCATGTTTTAGACCTTCATTGAGAAAATATTCAAAATCAGGACTTATTTCTGACTCAGATATCTGCTCATGATTTCCCCTATATATAGTATCATACTTTTGAGATATTTCGATACTTTCTTTATCTGGTTGGAACTTAGAGATATTAACTTTAAAAACCACAGCTAGAGCTTTTTCCAGGTCCATTTTGGACATTTCTCTCCAGCTCTTAAGGGCTGCTTTGTTTTTGTAGTCATTATTTACGCTATGTTCTTCAATATACCTTTTATGCGAAGTGGTAATGTCAGATCGTTCGTATCCTTCATCTTTGATTGTTTGGGCTAGGTCGTAATAGAAATTAAGCCTTTCGCCCTTAGGAATGCGATTATTAGGCAAAATACTAAAAAGATCTAGAATAATTTGTTGGATGGAACGTTTCTCAGCCATTAAGCATCCCCCAAATCAGCTTTACAGTCAGGACATACCCAAAAGTTATTTAAAGTAGCTTTATTAATGTACTTGTTGGGGTGTGAGCAGGAGGTTTCTAAATATTCTATTTCAGGATCGATAATTTTATGTTGAAGTTGTCCAAAGTTAGAGATTATATCCTTTTCTAAACATTCGAACGTTTCTATTCCTTCAAAGTCATGGTATCTGGTTTCCAAATTAGAAAAATCTGAATTTGAAAGTCCACATTTTACATAAATGCGTATATCATATCCAGTCTTTGTTATTTTTTTTATATCAAAATCCACGATAATAGAGGATAGAGTCGCGATCTGACTAAAATATACATTACCATTTAATTTTTTAAGATCTTGATATAGTTTGAGTCGTCTATATAGCGATTCTCTCATACGTCCTCCCACTTTTTGTTGCAAATTTTGCAGTCTTTATAGGTTTTAAAGATCCCTTGAGTTAGCTTCCAATCGTGGGGGCAATCATTAGTTTTTTCTTCACTTTTAGGAGAAGTTTCTAGAACAATTTGCCAACTCCCGAATCCACCCTCTATTTCCCAAGTATCTTCCTTTCCTCTTTCATCTAACCCAAACATTTTACTTGGGTCGAAGTGATCAATTCCACTAGGAACAAAAAACCAATTATCGGGCCATTGAAAGCGTCTGATTTTCTTACCTTTTACTTGTTCAAGGAATTCTAATTTTTCAGATTCTGTCATACTTGCCCCTGTTTAATAATACTATTAGCCAAAGAAATGGCGTCTTTTAGATTAGGGTTCCTTCTATTATTTTTTAAGAAAGATTTCAATAATCTACGTCTTTCTTTCATGCTTGAAGACAAAAACTCTTCTTTATATCTCTGGATATCGCTTTCAGCTTCTCTTTCAATTAATAAAGTTTCAGGATTAGAGTTTTCATATTCGCTATAATCCCAACCACTCTCTTTGAGCTTTTCTTCTGTAGGAGTTTCTGATGGCACAATAATTGAAGTATAGTAGAAACCATCTAAAAAGAAGGATCTTCCAATTATCTTATTAGGCATATTTTTCTTTAGTGTGTTGTAGTCTAACAAAGATATCCTTTCTATGTTAACTCCTTCGCACTCAGTAAGATTGGTATTCCTCATAAGTTTATTTATAATTTCATCAGTTAGCTCTTGTGTGCTTAAAAAGCAAAACTCTTTTTTCTTGATACCCTGAATATTGGAAGCCTTATGTGAACAAAACATGGCACACTCTTCAATTCTTTGCCTTATGAAAACTGAAAGCTTAGCTGTATCCTGTTTTAATAGATCCGTACTCGATGGCTCGGATTCTTGGCCATATTTATCCTTGTGTCGCTCCATAAATTTATCCCACTTCTTTTTTGTACTTGTAGAACTAAAAAGCCCTAAATAACTAACTAAATGACATCTAGCTATATTTTGAACATCTTCTAACTCAAATCCAACTAATGAAAAAACTTCTTTAAACCTTCTATGAACGGTCTTAGCCACATTAATCGCAATCCCTTCCAAAGCTTTGTATCTACTGGGTTCTGGGTTAGGAGAAGCTTTAAAATAGCGGTGTCTTAGGTAAACTAATTCAAAGTCGTCTTTGATGGTAGCCCGTTCTCCATTGAGATCGTCGTTAAATTCTCTAGGGGGAAGTTCATTTATCATAAGATCTCCCATTTAGACATATCTTCTATAAATATAGGAGTATAAGTTACACTTATACCATTTGCGTCATTAAGGTATCCATAAAAACAACCCGTTTCAGAGTCTATTTGACATGGAATAAAAATTTTATTACCAACCCAACCCTTATATCGAACAGTCTTTCCAGAAACTTCTTCAAAAAACTTTAAATAGGATTTTTCTATATTATTTAATTTAGGAGTATAAAGATTGGTTGTTGATCTAGTTGTTATCATAAAATCTCCCAATCTTGCAGATTCCCAATTCTTTGATATATAGTAGATTCAAAAATGCCATCTCTTTCCATAAGTCCAATAAAACAACCATCGAGATAATCTATACCATTAATGTAATAATAAACACCGATTTTCCAATTTTTAAATCTTACAGCCTTTCTAGATGCCTCTAGCATAAATTTGAAATACGATTTTTGGTCGTTTTTATTTTTATTTGATCCAATTATTTCAAAGGAAGATGAGTTCATATTAAGCATCCCCCAAATCAGCTTTACAGTCAGGACATACCCAAAAGTTATTTAAAGTAGCTTTATTAATGTACTTGTTGGGGTGTGAGCAGGAAGGATTTATTCGCTTTCTTAATTCTTCGTCCGATTCATTTAATTTTCTTGTATGGGTATCGTTTTTATTGTTTTCATAATCGATTTTATCTTGTGGATCTATAAATTGCCAACAATCTTGCTTTTCGGTAGTATTGAAACCATTCTTTATGTACCAACCGCCTCCATATGGGGAGATTGTATTGTTAATATAGTCATAACCATAAAAACGTTTGAAACTAAAATTCCCATTTGGTATAAAATACATATTAACTGGCCAATCGCTCCATCTGATCTTCTTTCCCTTTACTGCATCTATAAATTCTTGAATTTCTTGATCTGTCATAAAACCCCCATAATTATTAACAGAATAGCATGTCTATTTTTAGGAGTCAACTAGTTTCTATCAGGATCTTCACCAAACATCATTCTAAACCAGTCTTTTTTAGAACCAAACTTAGGCATAGATCCACCATTGCTGGCCGCCATCTCAAATACCATATCCTGGATCTCTTTTACGATCTGTTCGCCATCTTCCCTATTCCCGATCTCTGAATACCTAGCACAAAACCAGATTACTGTTCCATATAAGGGTTTTTTGTGCTTTGTTTTACGTTTTTTGCTTTTCATTTATTTTTCCTTGAAAGCCCAAATGGACAATAATCTCCATGACCATTAAATAATAAATCATACCCAGAGCAATAACATGGCTTAGGATTCCAATAAGCTGTTTCTGGCCCTGATTTACAAAACTCATATCTATCTAATTGATATCCCGATATCCAAATAGTAATAGAATCTCTGGATTTGAGGTTCTTAATCCTTAATCTAAGAGTCTTTTCCTTCCATAGCGGCGTATCCCCAGGGTCGTCAAAAGTAATTGATTCTACGGCACTTATGGATGTGTTATCGTTATCGGTTTTAATAAACCAATCATAGGATATATCTTTAAAGGCATCGTCTACATTTGAGTATTTATTCCACTTTACGCTCATGATTTATAATATCATAGTTTGGCAAAGTCTATGTCGATTTTAGTAGGCTGATTTGGGGAATTTAGGATGTCTTTTACTTCTTTATAAATATCTTGAAATATCATATATTTCTCGTATGGATCTGTTTCAGAGCCGTATAACTCAATCAAGTCAGCCATTCCTTCATATGCTCTAGCAGCTCTTAAAATATCAGATACCATAGGTAGGTAA